GCCCGCCTCATCGAGTTGAGCCGCCATTGCCTCGTAAACCTGAGTAGAGGCCGCGAGGAGCCACTTGTTACCGGCAGCGGCGAGCTTGATCTCAAGCGGGGTTGGTTGAGTTTCGTCCATTTTATGGGTATGAATAACCGAGTTCGGCGGCGAGTAGGGGCATTGCGGCGGCGACTGTGTCGGCGCTGAAAGTCTTCGGGAGGATGTAGACCTGTTGAAGGAAGAGGGTGGTATTGCTCTCTCCGTCACGCTTACCAAATACGTTGATTTCCTCAAAGTCCATGGCTGACGTATCTGCCGACGCTGTTACTGCCGTCCCCCCGTTTACTCGGGATGATATTCCGTCAGAATTAGCCAGAGCCTCATGTATGATATTACCGGTAAACCCGTCATCGTTTTGGGCGATGTGACTAGCTGTGTAGTATGATCTAAGATCGTCTCCTCCACTTGCGCTTCCGGTCCTGTAAGACGTAATCCAGCCGGTCGAGGCTGTATCAAGCGCACCCGTTTTGTTTAGTGCTACGAGCCTGCCGTTGGGTTCTCCTCCGTCTCCTAGTCGATGCGCTACCAAGATCACCCAGCCGCCGTTCTGCCCCTCGGTCAGCGTGGAGATCAGGTGACTGGCGTCGTCGGACACGATGCCCGGATGACGGACGATCATCGCGGGATCTTGGCCGGACTGGTTTACCGTGATGGTGCCTCCGACAAGTGCTGTAAACGATTCCGCCATGTGGGGGGCGTCGCGGGAGATGTTTAGGTCGAGGACAGTGGTTCCGGCAATCTTGAACGTGGCAGAGCGGAGGTTGTAGGCTTTAGACGAAAGGCTGTGGTAACCCGCCATTAAGTCGAATGTGGCGGAGCCCGATTGATCTCCGCCCGACGCTCTGACAAATTCGACCCCATTTATTTCAGCGTAAATGTCTGTCCCGTCAAAACCATATTTACATGTAAAATACACACCCTCAATGGACGCATGGGAAACCCGACCGGTTTTTGCGCCTTTTGAAAAAACTACTGCTGTATTGTTGTCATATATAAGGATATTTGCCCCTGAGGACCAAGCACCGCCTAAAGGTAACACGTAAGACGCTAAATCTGGAATCATCATCTCAACCTCAGCTTCCCAAGTCTCGTTCGCGCCGATTGTAACGCTCCCGCAATTCATCGAGTTGCCGCTGGTTCCGGGGAATGTGACATACTCAGCCCCCGGCGAGCACGGGAACGCGAGGGGTTGTTTTGACAACGTCCCCTGCGTGAAGGCGGTGGCGGTCGGCTGGCGATACTCGACGCCGTTGACTACGAGGTTTGTGACTTCTTGGCCGTCTATTGCCTGACTAGGAAATCCTCCGAAATATAGGTCTTTTAAAATAGATAAGGTTATTGTGACGTCATGCGTTCCCGAGACGGCAAGCAATGTATAAAGCTCGCCGCGTGTTCCTGAGAAAGCAGATCCATCCACCGTGTAAGTCACCGAACCAAAAGAACCAGATAATGATGAATTACCGCTACCACTCGCTACCGCAAATAAGTATTGGGTTGAACCATTGGTGAACACCATAAGATCCCCAGTCTCCCCCTTCAGATCAATCGTGAAATTGATCGTCGTCAGCGTCAGCCCTGTGACAATTTGAGTTCCGTCCACCGTCCACTTGTCCGCCCGAATAGGACTCCGGTTAGGCGACAACGCAATGGGATCGCGGAAGCCGCACGCGCTACCGTCGCCTTTGAGCCAGCCTGTGCCAGCTGACAAGATCGCGAGAGCGCCCGCGTTCAGGAGGTCGAGCGCTGACGCCCCGCCGCGCTCTACTCCTGCCCTGGCGATGATCCCGTCTGCGATGGTGATTCCTAGCTGCTGGACGATCCCGGAGGTTGTTTGGATCCCGCTCATGGATCAGTTTTTCAAGAAATTTACCTCGATGGTGTCACCGGCGGAGGACTCGAATTTTAGGAATCCGCCATGATTGGCGGTCTGGAGGTCGCCGCGCTCGCCATCTGCGAGCTCGCCGACTGGGACGGGGTCCCAGGTGTCGTTTTGGAGTTTCCGGGAGACGGTGAGGTCCCCTCCCACTACGTCGAGGTAGTATTTTTTCCCGCTTTGATACGGGACCAGTTGCTCGCCAGTGAAGGGGTTCATTGATGGGAGGCGAATGTCAAATGAGCGGCATGGGGAGGATCTGGGATTTTAGGTGGGATACGAACAGTTCCCGACAATTATGATGTCAGTCCCCTCAGTCGTGATGAGGCCATCCTCCCACTGGATACGCCCTATCTCTACGCCCTCACAATTCTGGAATATTTTGTAGCCGTTTTTTCCGTTGCCATGGATCCGGATTTCGGACTCGCCATCGGTGACTCGGATCTGTTTCTCGGCGGCCCCAGCGCCATTTAGGAGCGATTTGATTTTGAGCTTTTGATCGCAGATTTCGGCGGCCGGATCCTCATCGGCCCTCTCGATCAGGATGCTGGCCCCGGTGCCACTAGTGACCTCGCCACCGGTCCCGATATTCTCGGCGGCGAGGTCGAACTTGATGACGTCGCCGTCTTCTGCGGCGTCGATGCCCCAGCAGCCCTTGAGGGTCCGGAATCTGTAGACGCCTTCGGCCTCGGTGTGCTCCTTGAATACTCGCTGAGCGGCCCCGACGTTTTGACCGGTCCAGAGAAACGGGGTGAGCTGGATGTCTGATTCCCGCCAGGTTTTGATTTCGATTTCCTCATCGACGAGGTCTAAATAGAGGATTCGGATGAGGTCATGATTGCTCTCGTTACCGGAGTCCTCGGGGTCCTCGGGCTGGTAGTGGTCGCTGTCCTTATCCTGGTCATCGGCTACGAGCTGGACGGGCGGGATGATCATCCCGAGTTCGTCCCGCTGGATCTTACAATAGACGCCTTGACCATCGGAGACGGTGAGGGCCGGGAAGGCCTTGGTCACGGCGTCCCTTTCGTCCATCGGGGCTCCGTCGATTTCGGGGACGAAGTAGGAATAGCCATCGCCCTCCGTGGCGGCCTCGACCGGGTTGGCTATGATGACTCGGCCGGGTTCGAAGGTGAGCTCGTAATCGAGTTCGACTTTCTTGGTGGCAACGAGGGCGAAGGGAGGGTATTCGACCTTTTTTTGGATCGGTTTTGGCCGCAATCGCACTTGCTTGCCCTTGTTTGTATCGACCCACTGGAAATCCCGGGTTGAGAAAATATTCTCAAGACCGGCGAGGAGGGCGCGGAGCTTTTCCCAAGTTGAGCGCTTGATGAAGTTGATACTTCCCCGGGCCTGGGGAAGTTGGTCTTTTGGTCCTTGCGGCATTTTTTAGTCGGGGCGGGCTGGATGTTTGAAGGCGTAGGTATCGATGACCTGATAGATATTGGGGAAAACGCTGTCGTATTCCCGGTTTTCGAGGACCCATCCGTTCGGGTGCACGAAGCGGAGCGCGTCCTGGAATCCGCCCCAGATGTAGGCGGGATTGGGGGGCGCATTCGGCGGGGCGAGCTGAGTGCCGATCAGAGTGGTATCGGGGAGCGTGTCCATGAAGTAGGTATCGACCACTCCGAGCATGGGCTCAGAGATGATCCAGCGTTTCCCGGATCCACTGGGGGTGACGGTGGTTCGAAGGACCTCGACTAACTGGCGGGCGGTATCGTCGGGATTGCCATCGCCATCGGTGTCGATGCCGACGAGTTCCGAGCCCTCGTAGGTGGTGGGGCCGATGGAGACCTCCTGGCCGAATGCGCTGACGCGGCGCAGGGTTTTGGCGCGCATCGAGACGAGGCCCAGGCAGGAGATCGAGGCTGTGCCGGTCTCGCCGGTAACCCTCAGCGAGAGCCGCTCCACGTAGAGCTTGGAATATCCGGGGTAGGCGGCTCCCTCCGCTAAACTGAGGCCCGCTGCGGTATCGTAGATCCACTCAGCTTCGAGCGAGTCATACTGCCCGGGGCCGCTCAGGGTGACCGTCTCGGAGGTTTTGATCGGGTAAGCTCCGTAAATAATGGAGGAGGGTAATGAGGTCGGCATTTTAGACTGAGTTGAGATTATTCCAGATCGCGAGTTGGCTCTCGCTGACCTCGATCAGGCGTTCGAAAAATCGCGAGCTGTTCGCATCGCCGTTGGCGCGGCCCTCGAGGAGCTGGCGTTTGTTTGAGCGGTCTCGTTTGACGGATTCGCGGATGCCCCCGGAGAATCCGATGTCGGGGATTCCTCGTAGGTCCTGGCGAGGATTCGCCTGCATTTTGAAAATCCCACGCGCCACAACTTGACGCTCGCTCTCCATCCCGTTGCGCTTCGCGGCGAGGATCTGCTCCTCGAGGCGCGCCTTAGCGCGGAGGAGGGCGAGGGCCTTCTCTTCCGAGATGCCGGTCTCGCGGGCGATGCGCTCCGCTTCTTTTCGAAGATCGAATTCCTCTCGGAGTTGATCGGCGAGACCGGAGCGGCCCTGGGCCTCGAGCTGGAGGGCCTTGAGTTCGATGGCGAGGTCTCGCTTCCCGCGCGCTTGCTGCTCCTCGTTCCTGGCGGTCTCCTGAGCGGCATCGGCTTGCTCGGCACGGGCCTGGGCGATCTGCTCTTCTAGATCGGCGCGACTCTCGGTGGTGGCTCGGAGTTTCTGGGCAATGATCAAGAGTTCCTTGGAGGTCTGGAGGTTGCCACTCGCGAAGGCCTTCCGGGCGAGGTCGAAGGCTCCCTTGGGTCCGAGGCCGGCACCGGCCTCGAGACCAGCATCGCGGGCGAGCGTTTCGGCGGCATTGAGGAGGCTGACCACGGTGTCCTGGAGTCTCCCGAGCTGATCTTCCGGGGCCAGGAAATCAATCTCGACCTTGAAGACATCCTTGGAGAGAGCGAGGACTTCGGTCGCAAGGTCGGACTTTTGCTTAGCGAGCGCAGCCATGGCCTTGCTCTCACGCTCGACTGCGGCTGCGCTGGCGTCCGAAAGCGACTTCCTCCGGAACTCTGAATTCGCGAGCGCGAGTTGCTCCTGCTCCCTCTCGTCTGCGGCGGCGCGGTCCTGGTCGATGAGTTTTTTCGAGAGTGCTATTTGCTCTTTTGTCGCATCGATGCGCTCGGCCGGGTTGAACTCGTTTTTCGCCAATTGGTCACCGATCAGATTGCCCAGCTGAAACCCTGCATAAGCAGTGCCGACCATGGCCGCCGCGGCGCCGCCACTGGTCTTTGAAAGCCCCCCCGCGCCAGAATTTTTGACCTTGGCGGCCGTATTCACGTTGAGCGCTGCGGTCTGTGCGGTGATCGCGGCGGAGGACGTGACCAGGCTCCCGGCGGTGGCCGCGAGCCCTTTGAGAAATACCCCGAAATTGATGGCCTTGAGCGTGATCACATAGGCTCCATACAGCTTTACGGTGGTTCCCAGGACCTCGCGGTTTTCGACGAGGAAATTCGTCAGTGCCACCATGGCATTTGCGACGGCTTCGAGCTCCTCTTCCATGCCCGCGAGGACCTCGATGCCCTCAGTCGCGCCTTTGATGAAGGCCATCTGGAGGGGGATGAGTTTCTGCCCGAGGACGGACTGGGCGTTCTCGAACTGGGCCGCGAGAATCCGCTGCTGGTTTGCAACGCCCTCGGCAGTTTTCGCGAAATCGCCCTGGGCATCGGAGGTTTTACGATAGATGAGATCGAGAGCAACGAGCTGTTTCGTTTGAGCCTCCAGCGCGCCTTTGCCATCGTAGAGGCCCATGGTGCGGGCGCGATCCTTGAGGATGGTTTCGTTGATGATGACGTTGTATTTCTTGAGCATCTCAAACTCTCCGGTCAGGGCCCCGGCGATGGCATCTCGCGCATCGTCCTGGCTCGAGTTGAAGAAGGAGGCGAGATCTGAGGTGAGGCCGACGAGCTCTTGCGAGATCTTCTCGGCCTCGGTGGCGGTTTTTCCTCCGATTTCCTTGAGCGCACCCCCGAAACGAGAGGCGTAATCGAGCGCGGCGGTCTGAGATAATCCGAGGGCCTCATCCTGACGAGCGGCCCAGGCGGAGATGGAATTATCATCGCCAAAGATGGCGGCCGTCTTGGAGAGGGTCTCGCTGAGATCTGAGGCGGACCCGACGAGATCCTTGAAGACCTCCTTACCGGAGCGGAGGGCGAGGAGCCCGACCCCGAGCTTGATGACGTTTCGCAGGGAGTCGCTGGTATCCTTACCGAATGACTTGACGGTCTTGCGCGCTTTCCCGAATTCCGAGCGGAGCGGACCGGAATCGGCGCGGAGGTTGATCTTGATATTCTCGGCCATGCTCTAACGGGGGGTTGTCATTTGCAGACCAGTCCCCTGGCCCATTCTTTGATCTTGGTCATGACTCCGCGGCGGGCCGAGCCCTCCTCTGGCCAGCGCATGCGATCGCCATCGAGCATGCGGGCCATGTGATAGTAAGCGAGGCCGCGACTGAGGGGTAATTCCCACCGGATAAAATGTTCGGTCCAGCCGGATCGGGAGGAGATCACGATGACGTATTGCGCCTCCCAAACCGGCATGGCTAGTTTCCCGAGTCATCGCCATGTTCCGGGCTGTCGGATGGAGCGGACTCCGCGTGGTTTTTATGAGCGAGATTGTAGATACGCATGGCGACGGTATTGGCCTCATCATGCCTCCCGAGCGGGACATGATCATCGACCCAGGCATCGACCGCACACTGGAAGCGCAAGGGATCGCCCCGGAGCGAGCGGATCACTGATTCCTCGGCATGGCAGAGGAAGAGGATGCGGAAGGCATCCGGGAGGAAGGTATAGCTGCTGAGGATGCACTCCGCGAGGTGCCGCGATCCCAGGGCGTGGCGGACCTCGATCCAATGGCCCTCCCGGGCGGAGGTCCAGGGGCGGAGCGGCTTGCCATTCCACGACGGAGGGCCGGCATTAAAGGCGATCTGTCGGGCCGCTTGCTCGCTGGGATCTGGACCGGTGTCCTCGAGAAGCTGAGGAGCGGCGGTCGCTTGCCCGGTCGCGCGTTCGGGATTGTAAATATCGGCGTGGGCATCAGGCCCGGGGGAATCGTTCATATCAGTTTCTCGGTTTTTCGGTTTTTCGTTTTTGGCTACATCCCAAAGTGTTTTTCGGCGCGCTCCCACGCGGCATCGCTGGCATCGGCGCGGACCAGGGCGGACTTGGGAGATCGCGGTTTTTGAAGGATGACCATCTGGACCTGCTCGCGCATGGCCTTGACGATGGCGGCGCGATTGTAGAGCGCGAGCATGCAATAGAGTAGCGGATGCTCGGGATCGCTCGCGGCGAGGAGGCCTTGGCGGTAATTAATCAAGAGCGCGTGCACATTCAGGATGGACAGGGGCCCGGTGGCTCCCGGCTTGGAATAGTTCTCGAAATAGAACACGCGCTGGCCCTGGGGACCGGAGATTGAGAGGAGCGGGATCCCGATCGTGATGAGGCTGACGGCCATCTCCATCTCGGTGATTTTCGTAAGGACGGCCTTCCCAGCGAGACCGGGGAGACCTTGGTCGGAGTCCTGCAGGAGGCACTGCCCGCCTTTCATTTTCACAAGGCTCACGAAGCGGCCTTTATTGGCGAGATCGAGAAGACGTTCGCGATTTCGGAGCGCGACGAGGCACCAGAGAAGCGGGTGACCAGGGGTCTGCGCCTCGAGCTGTTTCTCGCGATACATCCGGCGGAGACGGGAGGTGAGCATGGCTCCCTCCTCGGTCTTAGCGCAGAGGTAAAAGGTGTAAAATTCGCGGCCTGTCTTACTATCGATCGCTTTATCGATGCGGATGGGAATGCCGAGAGTGGCGAGCGCGGCCGCTTCTTTGGTATCGCGCGTGGCGCTGAAGATGGGTTGCATCTGAGGGGGGAATCGAGAGAGAGAGATTGAAACTAAAACCCCTCCCCTGGATCACTCCGGGAGAGGGGAACACATTAGGCGACGAAGGGATATTGGACGATTTTAGCGGTGGCCTTTCCGAGCTCTTCGTTCGAGAGCTGGCGGCTGGGATCCTCCAGAACCAAGATGCCATCGGCGGGATCGAATCCATAGATCGCGCCGGTGTAGTTCGCGATGGCTCCAACTGAGGTTCCCGGATGGGCATGAGCGATGGAGTCCTCTGGATCATCGGCCCCGAGCGCGGCAAGGTAGCCATCGAAATCGAAGGTGAGAAGCGGATCCTGGAAGCGGAGACCGGCGGTCGATCCGTTCGTCCCCTTGAAGACTTTTTTCTCCCGGGTCGCAGAAACCGTCAGGCTGTTTACGAGGATTCCGATTTCTACCACAATATCACCATCGGTTCCGGTGGCGATGGCTCCGTAGTCCATTTGAGAGGTATATGCAGGCATGACCTCGCCGGGATGTCAAAAAAAACTACCGAATCACGTAGAGCTTCCCATCATTCTTAAACCCGAGGGTGACCGAGCCCCAGTTTTCATCAATGAGATAGCTGGAGGCTCCATTAATGGTGTCCGTGCTGCTCGTGTTGATCGTGATCGCATTTGCACCCGCAGTGCCAGCAGCATCGATCACGCGGATCTGCCGGAAAATCCGGGCGTTGGATCGATAATTAGCACTCGCCATTTCGCGGAGGGTCAGGGTTCTCGCCCCCGTGTTCGCCATCAGGATTACGTCCTCGAATCCCTGCGTCGTGTAGGTCGTTGCCGTGACCTCCTCGATAAAATAATTAGATTTAAACGCATCGACCCGAACGGGATCGCCATCGACCAGGATATGAGCCTGCAGATCGTCATTATTGAGATTAGCCGATGACTGAGCCTCTCGCCAATGCAGCACTCCTCGGTGTTTCGAATCCAGCGCGAACGGGCCCGGCCCGACCACCCAGGGAAGAGGCGTCAGGTAGACCACGCTCCCCGAGGAGAGCTTAACCTTACTCGTGGAGAGATCCCCCGGAGTAGCCGTATTGAGATTATCTGACGGCGTCCCAAACACGCTGGAGCGGATGTCTACGATCTCCGCCAGGGGAGCCGTCGTAGCGGCCTGAGCCTGCCGGGAATTATGAATTCCCACCGAACTCGAGTTATCCACTAGGATCGGAATGATCGCCGTCCCGCCTAGAAAACGCGCGCCATGAATCGTCACCCGGCTGGAGTCGATATCAAAAAATCTCTCAGTGTACGATTCTAGTTCACCCCCGACGAAATCCACATGCGATTCGGTCACCTGCACTCCAATCCTGGTAGCCGCGAAATCTTGCAAAAGGAAATATCCAGAGTTCAACCCGGATAATTTCAGGCCAATATCGCACTCCGAGACATTCAGTCCGAGGAAGACGTGACAGTTGTTTGTGGCAGATCCCCCCGTTGCCAGCTCCATCCCGATGTCGCAGTTCTTTATGGTAATGGAGCGACTATTATATCGGGCCGCTTTGCTGGAATAAATCCCAATGTCCCAGTCCAAAACCGTGCAAAAATCGATTCGCCAGCCTTCCCCGATCCACGTCGTCGGGCTCTCAACCTGGCTATTCGTGAATGCTTTTTTGGTTGAACCGGCCGGGCCTTGGAGGAGAAGGTTCTCGATTTTGCCCCAAGAATTCGAGCCTACAGAGGAGCTCGGGAAATTCGTCGTCGTGCTTTCCGTCATCTCCTCAATCTCCATCCCATCGACATCTGCGATCCAGCGCAGAATGGTGCGGGTCCCACTCTCCCCCATCACCACTTGTCCCTGCGTCTCCAGCTCCAGAGTCGTCGAGAGGCGATAGATCCCAGCCGGGAGGAAGACGCCCCGGCGGGTATCAATCGCCTTCTGAATTGCGAGACCATCGAGTTCCTCTGTGAGATCGAGACATCTCGGATAAAAAGCCTGCGCCTCTCCCAAAGTCGCGAACGCCGTGATCGCCTGGTGACTCGCGCCATCTCCGAAGGCCCCGTAGTCTGAGGCCTTAGGGTTCGCAAAGTACGAGAACTCTGCGGATCCGCTATAGAGCGCGTTAAAATCAGCGATTGAGATGGACTCCTCGACCCGGCGCGTGTTGCCGGAGGGATCCCCCTGGGCCAGGAGCAGGAATTCCGCCCCCGTCAGCGTTTCGGTAGTCCGCAGCGGGGTCTGATTGAGACTGCCCTCAGATCGGGGATCGGCATGGAGCGAGATGGAGGCGAGCGCCAAGGACAGGGCGGAGAGAAGGAACGATTTCATTGAAAAATTGAGTACGAGGTTTACGAGAGCTTGGAGAAGGATTGGCAGATCTTATGAGACCCGGCCACGCTCGCCTGGCCTACGAGATCGTAGGTGATCTCAGCTCCATCGACTGAGTAGTTCCCCACTCCGAGCTCCTCATTCCCAGAGAGTCTCTGGATGAGGGGGGCTCCGAACATATCGGCGGCGATGAAGCCATCGGGAATCGCGATCGTGACTTGCCCGGTATTCGCGGGGATGAGAGAGCAGGCCTGAGAGCGGGCATCGACCTGGGTGGCGGTCCCGGTGGTGGCGAGGAGGATGATCTTATCGACCAGTTTCCCGTTTGCCGTCAGCACCGACTCGAGGGAGGTCTTCGGCACAAATTCGCTTAGGTCCGGACAGGAGGGGCATTCGCTCATGGAAACGGGTCATTGTCAAAACGCCCTCAGCTCTTGGATCCAGAGTTCCCATGAGGTGGCCCAGACCCGGGTGCGCTCGCCCTCGATCTCCAAGCGGGGACTGACCCGGCGATATTTCCGGACGATCCCCACCCCCGCTTGATTGAGATGACGGCAGAGATCGAGGACGGCCCCGAGGACGTGCGCCTCGATCTCGCGCGCGGCCCGAGAGGCGCGGCGGGGCTTGGTGTCATCGATCTGGGCCATGAGCTCCATCTCCACGGTGAGCTTGGTGAGCTGAGGATGCAGGATCTCAGAATTCCCTGCCGAGAAAACGCAGCACGGTTTCAGGCGCGCCCCCGTGTGCGATTCTCCGTAAAAATTCAGGGCGACAGCGAAGCGACTCTGCTCCGCGTAATACTCTGCCAGGCGATCCGTCACCGCGGTCTCGATTGTCTCCATGCTCATGATTCTCGTTAGAAATTTTTCCGGTTTTCAGCCTCGATCTTTTTCGCGAGGACTTTTTTCATTCGTAGCTCAGTGCGGGCGAGCGCGCGGGTCATGACCCCCTGCTTGAGAGCCTTCCTGCCGTGGCGGACATCCGAGAAGATCGTGACCGAGGGATTCGCCCCAGCGACCACTCGCGCGCCACCGAGGTTAAGCCCTCTGCCAGCCGCGATGACCCACTTCGGAAAGGCCGCGACCGCTTTTCCGCTCGCGGAGCTCGTGGTGCGCAGGCGGCCCCCGACTCCTCGGGCTGCTTGATACCAGCCCGCTTTAGCCATCCCTATCCTTTTCTGTTTCTTCCGGATCATGCTCTCGATCCGCGATCGCGCCGCGAGCGCAATGGGCTTACGCCCGACTCCGCCCTTCTGTTTCCGGCGCGTCTCGTATTCCTCCGCGCGCACCCCACGGGGGAGGCCCCGGCGGCGCAGGAACTTGCTCGCTTTCTCATGGTTTCCGGACTTAAACTGGAGCCAGAAGGCATCGGCGACGCCTTTATCAAAGTGGGACTCCAAGATATCATAAACCTGGGAGGCATTCCCGGTGGTGAGTTCGTTTTCCGGGAAAAGACGGCGGACATCGCGGTCGATCGACTTGGCAATCTGGCGGCGGGCGCGCTCACCAAAGCCCCGCGGAGAGGTCTCGTAGGCGAGATCCTTACTCAGGCTCCGGGCCTCCATCTTGAGCTGAGAGAGGGTCTCCTTTGCCAAACGCTCGGGATACTTCGCGAGCTTTTGATTGATGCGATCCAGACCTTCGATGTTAAAATCGATATTCATTATTTTTTGTTCCTTATTCCTTATTCCTCAGGGGATCCGACTCGCACGACCCAGGCGACGGCATCGGCGGAGGTCTCGATGACGCGGAGCTCGATGGGTTCGCCATCGCGCTCTTGATAGGTGAGCCGGTCCCCAATTTTGAGATTATGCGCCATGCGCTCCTTACTGATCCGGATGGTGCCCTCGATCTCGGCGACCTCCCCGCCCCGCTCATAGCCGGAGTTCCGCCGCAGTTCGCTGCCGGCCCCCGGGATGATCAGATCTCCGACCGTGATCGAGGCAGGCCAGAGATCCTCCAGGACCTGCTGGCCCTTTCTCATAAATTCCTTCATCCGAGATCGCGATAGCCCCATACCATTCGCCCTCAGTCAAAAAAAGACCGCCACTGCAAGCAGTGACGGCCTCTGGACGTTACGATGGTGATTCTTTTATTTCGCCGGTTTCTTGGGAGGATCGATTTTGGATTTTTCTTCCGCTTCGACTTTGGCCTTGGCTTCCGCTTCCGCCTTGGCCTCCGCTTCCGCTGCCGCCTTGGCTTCGACCTCTTCGGCGACTTGATCCTTATCAAAATGACGATATTTCGCGGTCATGGGATAGGATAACTCCGCCCGTATGAAACCGACCCCGGGCTTATTCAGAGCCTCCCGAGCGGCATTGCCATCGGTGCCCTGGTAGAGGACGGTGGCTTCCGCTCCTTTTTCGCGGGATTTGAACCCTAAAACTAGATTTCTCATTCGCTTTTTTCGATTTTAATTAGGAGGCGAGGGATTAGGCGCTCGCGAGACGCTGACCGTGGCCGTCGAGTTCATCCCCGACCTTCGCCCCGGTGAGGAGGCGGATGACCATGAAGATCTCCTCGGTGTTCTGGTCCTGCCCCATGACGGACTGGAGGGAGAGGCCGGTGGCGAGATCCTGGAGGACGTCGTATTTGAGCACGCGGGGGATCCCGAGCTCCTGGGCCAGGTCGCCGCTATTGTCGGGGATCGCGGTGACGTATTGGATGGCCGATTTGTCGAAAAAGAATCCGCTGAGATTCTCCCCATTGGCGGGGAAATTAGGGTATTCCGAAATACGACGGAAGCCCTCCATATTCTCGAAGTTCACATACGGGTTTTCCTCCACGAGCTTGCCATGGTAATCCCGGCCCTTGATCTGGGGATCCTTGGAAAGCGAGGTTGCCACCGAGGAATTAATGAGCCCGTAGCGCATGGCCCCGACCCCGCGCAGGTTCATCGCTTCGCGCATATCGCTGATGGTGTCGAGGTCGGTATTGGCAATGCTCTCGGTGGTTTTATTGGTAAACTCGGCGGCAAGAACCATGCTGAGGATATTATCGACCACGCCCTTGCCAACGGCAGCGGCGGCATTCGAGAAGATCTCAGCCAGGGCGAGCTTGTCATCCTGGAGCGCATTGATGCGGCTCAGGGAGAGACGGACGCGGACCTCCTTATTGACCATGATCTCGACGTCTGTCAGCAGGGTGTTGGTCTGATCCCCACCCTGGAGATTACGAGTCGACGCGGCGTCGCCCATATCGATGATGTCAGCGGTGGGCGACCCGACGATGTGCGCGATCGCGTTCTGGCCGAGGCGCAAGCGCTGATTGGTGAAGCCCCCGGCGAAGTAATTCAGGAAGGGAGCCTCCACGCGGAGGGCCTGAATGACCTTCTGGAGGATGATGGTTTGTGTAAGAGTAGCCATGGCTTTGAGATTTCTTTGGAAATTGAGGGATGAGGATTAGAGACCGAGCAAAGCGACCTGTTTGGCAGCGAGAGCCGACCGCTTGATCGGGTCGCTTTCTTGGGAGAGTTTCATCTCGATGCTCTCGAGAGTTTCGGAGCCATCGGCCCCGGCTGCGCCCTGGGCTGGCGGGAGGTTTTCCTCGGGGATTCCGAGCTGGGAAAGCTGATCGGTAACTCCTTGAGAGACAGTGACCTTGGCGGCCTCGAGCTTTTGGAGGGCGGTCTCATATTCCAGGACTGAGGCCTCCGCGGTTTCGCAACGGACCTTGAGGGCATCGCGCTCCGTGACGAGCTCCGCAGCTTGAGCCTTGTAGTCATTCGCCTCGGCCTGCATCGCAGAGCGAGGGCGGAGGATGGACTGGACGCGCTCCATCACGCTCGGCTCCCGGGGAGTCTGCTCAGCAGGAGGAGCAGGGGCCGGGACGGCAGGAGGAGTCTGGACCTGAGCCGCTGCCGGGGCAGCGGGAGGATTAGGAGGAGTGGGAGCAGTAGGAGGGATCACTGACTGAGGCGTGACCGGCGCAGTCGCGCCGCCAGACCCACCATCGATGCCATGAATCAAAGCCGCCGTTAGGAGGGGAAAAAAAGAAGTCCGCATATCACGGGCTTACTTTTGTCAAAAATCGGGAGGAAAACGCGGCTTGCAAAGGCTAGAGCGGGCGGATATCAAAGAAATAACCCTGCGGCTGGATAACTTTGTTACTCCCGGACCCCCCGGGGAATAAAACTGTTCTGCTGAGAATCGGAAGCGATCTGTCGAATCGCCAACGCAGCTTCTTCGGTGATTTTCGCCGCTCCCCGCTCTCGATCCGTGATCGTTTTTCGTGTGACTCCTAATTTCTCAGCGAGATCTTTCTGGATCATGCCGGTTTCTTTTCGGAGCTTTTTGTATTCTTCTGAGTTCATTAGGAAATGGACTGGATTTTCTCGATTACAGATTCTTCTACTTCTTCAGTTTCGGCATCGAAGACCTCCTGGGTGATCGTGAACCATGACCCAGGCAGGCATTCGGAATCATTATTTTCGTTGATTGAGCTACGCGCATCTTCGACTCTGTCGAAATGCTCAATGTCGAACATCGCGCCTTCTTTGAATTTCTCGCCGGTGAAGTTCAGTGTGAAATCAGCGGTGTTGAACTGGATAGTGTAAGTCGTCATTTTATTTTCTGGTTGGTCTTGGATTCGTTCCCTTCGACACGTGAAAAGTAACATATTGTTCCACTGAGTCAACCCTTAAAAGAAACATTTGTTCACTTATTTTCCAGAGACAGAACAAAACGCTGGAGGAGGACGGCTTCGGCGTCATAGAGTTCAGGAGTCGTATGAGCCGCCCCTCAGCTAAGCGTTCTGTTTCAGAAATATTTCGTCACCGATTTGCTCGCAGCAATCCGGTATCTGTATCCAGCCGCAATCAGGATTCCAGCACCCGACCGTGATATCGGCTAGATTTAGACTTTTCCATGTCAGCGCTTCGAGGGCTTTTCCGCGACAATTAGGGCATTCGTCGAGCAGCTCCAGTATGCGGTCTGGATCGGCGGCGATTTCTTCAGGGGTCGGGAGAGAACAATCCGCTGGAGAGGAACCGCTCTTCGCGGCTTCGGTTTCTGGATTGTTGGTTTTCATAAGTTTAATTTTGTGGGGGAGGCCCGCCGATTGAGCGGTCCCTCAGCTAGGCGTTCTCGAAAGGTAGATTAAGCTTTATCTGCCTCCGGATTTCCTTCAGCTGATCGTGGGTATTGCTGCTTCGCTTCTCTAAAAATCTCAGCCATTCGAGCCTCCTTTTCCGCCCACAAAGGGCTTCGGAGACGGCAGAGTTCTTGCCATAGTTCGTGGTTTTCATTTGCGAGAGATAAATTGTAAGCCCTTAGTCGCCCAAGATCCCGAGAACGACGCCCCTCGGCGTCATGGATTTTGGCGGGGTCGGAATCAGATTCGGGCATGGTATTGGGTAATAAATTTAAGGGTTTTGGGGGGTCTTGGTTTTCGCGAGTCGAACCAGCGCGCCCTCCTGAGCGATCTCCGGCGGAGTTGTTTTGTCATTTTCCCACTCCCAATATGTTCTCGGTTTAGTGGAGAGCAGGGAAGCGGCTTGCGCCTGGGTGAGCCCCAGACGCTTGCGCTCTTTTTTGAGTTGGTCTGCAAAATTCATGTTAAATGCATTTTAAATGCATTTTCCTTCTGCGAGATCTTTTTCGAGAGATACTGAGTTTTCGCAGAATCGGAAACTCGCTCTCTGCATCATCTCGGGAGTGACTCCCAACTCTTTCAGGTCTTCATCGATTTCCCAATCAAGATGCATAGATTCGACGTCTGGAAGACTCTCCGCTCTAGACTCTTCCATCCAGTGTTCGCCGTCATCGGCAGCGTTATTACTAATCCGAATACATTGCTCCTCGCTCAGTTTGATTTCAGGAAACATTCTTTGGATAATTATAGGATTAATCATTTGGTTATTTTGGGTGTCTCGGGTTTATTCCCTCCGACAAAAAGACATTCGCAGATTCTGCGGATTACGCAAGATCTATTTCGCAGAATCTGCGTTTCTCTTTTCGGAGCGGTCGAACGGCACAGAACACAACGCTGGAGGAGGACGGCTTCGGCGTCGCAGAGTTAAGGAGTCATAGGGGCCGCCCCTCAGCTAGGCGTTCGGTGAAGAAAGGGATCGGACCTTTCCTCGCCGTCACGGTTTAACCCTGTTCACGGGCGTTGTTCTCAAGTCCGATGATCGCATTTGAGGCGTTCACGGCGGCTTGGGTATACTGCAGCGCATCCAGCGCAGTGGCTTCAGCATGGGCTGCTTTATGGGCACACGCGACGATTGCCGCTTCCAGTGTTTTCTTCATTTCTTCATTCATTGGGTTCTATCTCCTATGTTAGTTTTTGTTTTTTCCGCCGCGCAACGCCTAAGAAGACGGTGCTGGAAACGACGGGAAAATTTTCTGTTGGGGCCTAGCTCAGAAGCCCCGCGATCAATTCCGCCAAGGAATTCGCGTATCCATCAACCAGGACTCCACTGACTTCCTTGGCCTCCCAGGTCTGGCCTCTCATGTGATCATCAGTGACGGCCCGGCGCGCGCGGATGTAATCCTTGAACTTGGAATTATACAGATCGAGCCGTTCTTGGACGTGCTTTTCCTCGGCTTCGGTCCATTTCTTACCGGGCATCCCGAGCGCTTTGAGATCGCCGCCGGCAAAGAGCTTGAGCTCAAGGCCCTCGTTCTCCCAACGCTTCGAGGAATCAACGCCCGACATAATGGTGGAAATGCTCCCAACGACGGCGCAGGGCTCAGCGTAGATGGCATCGCAAGCGGCCGCGATCCGGTAGGCCGCGCTGGCCGCGATATGATCGACCCAGGCGATGACGGGCTTGCCAGCCTCCGAGATGCGGCGGATGTCATCGGTCACTTCCTCGAGGCCGATCGCAAGGCCTCCGCGAGAGCGGATGTCCAGGACCACGATCTCAACATCGCTATCCTCGCGAACATTCCGGAGCTGCTCCTGTAGGAGATACGAGTCGGCGAGGCCATACCAATAGGTCATTAATGGGGATTCGTGCCGACCGATGACCCCTTGCACCGGGACCTTAGCGACTGGGCCAATCATTTCGACCTGCGGATAAATCGTCCGGCCTCGATAGTCGGTAAATCCCACTTGATCGTCCGAGCGAGCCTCAGGAGTCAACTCCCGAGAGCGCTGGAGGAGATCGCCAAAGGCGGAGGGTAATAAGGCAAAGGGCTCGCTGTAGAGCTTGCTGGTAAAATCATTCATCGTCGTCTTTGGTTTTTGGTTTTGGTGCCCCGTTGCTGGTCGCCGCGCCCTGGCGAGGGCGGAAGACCTCGTCAGGATCAACCCCCTGGCGGGAGCACTCCTCTTTGATGTATTTTCGCTCGAGGATATTTTGCTTAGTCATTTCCTCCCAATCCTTGCCACGCTGGCTGTAAAATTCATTGAGCGAGGTCATCCCGCCGTCGTAGAGATCCAGCTGATCCTTATCGCGAGAGCGATCAATCGTCATCGATTTCTGTCCGATCCAGTTGACCTTCCACCAGTGCGGGTCGCGGCATTCCCGGAGACGCCCGGCGGCCATTTCTTTTGCCTGGTGCACTTGCCAGTATCTTGTCGACCACGCCTTGATGGGCTTTTGCATGGTATTGATCCAGCGCTCTAATTTCTCGAGCAGGAAGCGGAAGCCGGGGCCATTGAGGCCGGTGAGTTCCCAGATGATCTCGGGCGGACAGCCCTCGGTCCCGTGCGAGATATCGCGGATGAGATCCTTGATGGTCTCGCGGATGTTTGGGCTGAGGCGAGTGTCGTGGAGCGTTTTAAGATCTTTGCCTTTTCCGAGTTCTGGAGCTGACCCGCTGCCACTGCCAGCCCAGACCTCCGCTGAATTGAAGGACTCCCCGGAGGGGCCTTGCACTCCCGCGATATTCGAGCCCATCGGGGTGCGCGTTCTCGCCGCTTTTTCGTCGCTATTGGTGACGTAAACGCCAAAAAGACCAGCGGTTTTGATCCCGTGTTTGGCATCGCCCCAGATCTCCGTGATATCGATGGCATGGTTCACGGCATGCGAGAGCGGCGGGACGCTACGATGGTGACCGCAGCTGCTCCACTTGCCGAAGTAAAGGACGTTTCGAGCATCGATTGGGCTCACTTTTCCCTCCTGATTCTTGAGGCCATAGCGCATGTGACGCCCCATCGCATTTGCCTGGACGCCATCGAGCCAGCCCGTGCCCGCTTGGTCAGGATTCGCGAGGCGGTGGCATTCGTAAAAGGCCGCGCGGGCTCCCTTGGTGGGAGTCTCCGAGAAAACGGTGAGGAGCTCGCCATCGCGGAGCCAGGTGCGCGTTTGTAAAATCTGAGCGTCGAAGAAATCGAATTTTCCGGAGGCATCGAAGACCGAGGCCGATCCGGCCCGGGCGTGGAAATTGACCTCAGCCGCGGCGTTCCATTCGAGGTCTCGAGTGGCGGCCTGGGGCATCATGTAGCCGACCAGATCGGCGAGACCGTGCACGATTCCCTTCACGAAACCGACGTTCTTGGTGAGCCAACGAATGCGGCGCACCAACTCATCCCGCGAAAATGAATCCAGCTCGAGCCTGGTATCCATGGTGTCGAAATTAATGGAGCCCCGGCGCTCGCTTTGATTCGCGCCATCGTAGGCCGAGCTCGAGATCCACTCGACCGGTTGATCGACCCGGCCATCAGCAGCGGCTCCCGAGACAAGGGAAGGAGCCGCCGCTTGTGGGCCTCGCTGGGACGAACGAGATCTTTTTTTATGTTTTCGGCCCATATTTAGGTGCCGACCCGGCGAGTTGAAAAGTTAAAATGAGTGCTTCCTGAGCGCGAGGGACTGATTCCGCATCCGTTCTCAGCCTCGATCTCCTGCAGAGCGACCTCGCACGCGCCCATCATCTCGAGCGGATCTGCCATCAACTGGCCCGCGACCCCGCCGCCATCGAGATTCCCCGACACGAAGGTCACGCCGGTCCGCCCCTCCGAGGCGAATTCGCCAGCCTTGGCGTAGACGGTCTCAATCGCCGCCTTAGTCTTGAGAAATCGCCTCACCCACGCCAAGAGCGTAGCATCTGCCACGATCCCCGATACATTTGGTCCCTGTCTAGCCATCGGCAGCGGCGGAGTGTCAAACTCAGGCCGCCTCGGTCTCGCGCTCGAGCAAGCGCCGCGCCTCTAATTGAGCCTCGAGGATCTTCTTTTTCTCAGGATCTGCGAGGATCTCGGCGAAAATTGTGGGCGAGACAATCTCCCACTGAGCCCGCAGATATTTCAACGTGTCCCACCAGTCGTTAGTACCCCTTTTCTTCCATTTCCACTCTCCTTTACCGTAGGGATTTTTGACCCAGAGCGGGATCTCGTTTTTGAGTTCCTTCAAGAATTCCGCATCTTCATCGACATCGATCGGGAGATGGGTTTTTGGGATTTTCTTCTGTTTTTTCTCAGAATAATGCTTCCGCCGTAGACTCTGCAGGAGGCTCCACTTGTGATGCGGATCGTTGATGTGAAAGGTAATTCCATTGCCGAATTGAGTGTCATGATCCGACTCCGTGATTGATTTATCGATCTGAGTTTTGCCCCGTCCCTTCACCGGGAACCAGCGCTCACTTTCGTCCAGCATGCAAAATTCGCGGACCGCTACGGTGTCCTTTCCGTTGCCCTCATCAATGAGCCCGCACTGCACCCGGACTTCCTTACCATCGATCTCCAGGGGGACATCCGCAAATTCGACAACCTCATCCAGCGTGATGAGGGTGTCCCAATCGACCACCCAGAAATCCCCGTGGACATCGTAGACGCCCTTCGTCGCTTTAAAATATTCGCCATCCTCCTGGACATCGACCGACATCGCATAAAACAGGAAATCGCACGCCGGCATCGTCCCCCGGCGATAAGGCTTCCGAAGCTCGAGCAACTCGTCATCGGAAACGCCCCCACCCTTCATCAAAAAATTCATGGCGCGGCGGCCCCTCATGAAGCGAGCCAGTTCAATGAGATTCCCCTCTGCCGAAATTCGCTCTAGGGCCAACTGCCCGAAGGTCACGAAATTACTGTAAGCATCCCAGATGTAGAGGGAGACCACGCCGGGGGCCGGATTCGGATTCGTCGACCGGTGCTCCACCTTCTGGAGCATCTCAAATTTATGTTTTTCTTCGATCTTCCCGCCGCAATTCTGACACGCGAAATACGCGAATTGCGCAACCAGCTGCAGGTTGAGAGTGCTATCGAGATCCCGGAATTCCTTGGTATCGTATCGGAAATTTTCCCACTCCAACGGAGCCATCGTTTCGCAATGTGGACACGGAAGATCGAGGACATCGCACGAACCGCGCGCATGCTCGATCGTGATCTGACTATCCTGGTCATTGATTTCATCATTGTCCTCATCGCCCTCGCCGCCAGGCGTCGATGTCGTAATAAGCTTCGCGTTTTTTGGCCGTTTCAATCTCTCCCGAGCCAGACCCACCGTCGATCCCTCCCCGTCGATGAGATTGTGCTTATCCAGCTCCTCGAGGATACAGAGCACCAGCGACTTATTGGCCCAGGCCCCCGCCGAATGCGCCCCGATCATATAGACCGTCATTCCACTTAGGTAGTAAGTCAGGTTATTGAGATCATCCTCATTCTCCCCCATCCGCTCGAGCAGCTCGTTCTTCAAGATCCACTTTTTCAGGCGAGTTTTTGAAATATTATTAGCCTCTTTCAGCGAGTCGATCGCATACGCCATCTGCCCCGAGCGGTGCACTATCATCCAACAAATCACGATCAACAGCGCCATCGTAAACCCGACCTGGGAACTTTTTTTCACATGATATTCCCCCTTCCCGGGCTGCTTCACCCAGGCCATCAAATGCCGGACGTAGGGAGTCACCGAGCTGGACCAATACCGGTCCGCCCACTCCTCGTTCTCCGTTGCGGGAACTTTCAGCGTCCGCTCTGCCCATTCCACAATCCCCTCCGCTGGCTCAGGCTCGTAAACTCCTGACAAAACGCCTGCGACCCACTCGCGCGCCGCGCTCATTCAAAAACCTCCTTTTTCAAAAACTCGAAGATTTCCCGATACTGCTCCTCGCTCAGGAATCCCTTTAAAACCGAAACAATTTGGCCATGAAAACTCTGTATTTCCATCGCCGCCTCCGCCCTCAAAACCAGCTTCCCCTGCGCCTGGAGTTCTTTGCGGAGATTGGCGGCCGTCGACGTCATCCGCGAGATCGTATCGAGCCACGGTTTCGCCTGCCCTGGTTGGTCCGCCTTCCGCGCCAGGTGCAGCTCCATCTTCTCGAGCCTCCCCATCGTCCCCGCGAGGCCGGGGACCTCATCTCCTAAATCAAGGCCGTCATCTGGCTCAAGCTCCTCTTTCAGATCTTCGACCTCCTCGCCAGCATTCAGCGCGGCAATCTCTGCGGCGATGATTCCGGGCGGACACCGCTGCGTCATGCACGCGGCCCACCAGCCCCTCATTTTCGTCGGTTCATCGAGAGGGCACAGAATCGGATCCGGCTGCATCTCCTTGCCCGTTTTGACCCAGCGCATCACCGTCCGCCGCGCAGATCCATAGCGCGCGGCATACCATTGATACGACTCCACATATCCGGTCATGGCCGAACGCCCGCTTTTCGCCTTCGGCTTGACTCGAGGCGCGGCCTTTGGAGCTGTCGGCTTGGCGCGCTTCGACTTTTCGGCCTCGATCAAAGCCCGCTCCCGGGCCGTCAAGGGCGCCCCAGCACTCGCTTTCTTCACGATATTTGCCAAGTCCTTCTCGAGTACCTTATCGAAGTCCAATTCAATTTCCTCACTCATCGACCTTTTTTCCAGCTTCCATTAACTCGCGGATCCAACCGCAGTGAAATTCTAAAAGATCGCGGTCATTCGAGATCACAAACTGCTCAATATTATTTGAAGACCTCAAATTCGCACTTGTCTCCACTACCCAGGCCTTGAAGGGATAATCAAAGAGGATGATTTTCGCATGACTCCGGGTCACCCCGATCTCAAATCGATCAGGAAAGACCTCAGTGAGCAGCGAATTAATCGCCAAGAATACATCGCCGTTGGTCGATTGAAAATAATGAGAAACGACCATTTCTATCAACAACTCAGAATTTTCACGGAGAAGGTCTGCGAGATTCTCCGCATTTTTCACCGACATGCTCAGAGTCGAAATCGTAATTTTCAGAGGACAGCCAAAACGCCCGACAACTTCCGTGATCAAATCCCCCATCACAAAATCTCCGCAAGTGATCCCGTGCAGTTGTTCGTCGACAGTCGGGAAGAGATCGAGAATCGCCTTGGCGTTTTTCGGGCGAATCAACTTCCGCGCTGCAGAGCGATCCTTTCGCTTCATCTCATCCTTTTTCCGCTGGATGAAATTCCGAGAAGCCACCGGGAATTGTCGGCTCCGAACCGACCCCTCCGGATCGTTTAATTCTGCGAATGCGTCTGCGAGGTCTCCCATCGAAACAAGGCGAGTGTCAAAGTGCCAAAGAAAAAACGCATAGTTCTCACTG